GCTAGTTACTATTTCGTGACCACTACCAAATAATGGCATACAACACCTCCTTAACCAACTCTAATAGGGATAATTTGAATGCCCACTCTAGGAGTATTTAAATTACCAGTGGGATAAAAAGTAGCACTGCCAAAAGAAACTTTACATGCTAGTTGCAACGTCGCGCTTGCTCCTTTACCATTAACACGAGTATTTCTGTACATGTTTGCCCCTAAATCACTAGTAGTATACATCCAAGCACCATAAGCATCAGTATTGTCAAAAGACATTACAAGTTGACCGCTGCCGCTAACAAGCCTAGCCGCCGATGCCCAGAAAGTAACCATATAATCCCCAGCCAACGGACAAACCACACTAGGTAAAGTCCCCCCAGAAGGCTGACCATAAGCAGCAGAAGTAAAACTACCATAATTTACTCCAGAACTCTCAGTAGTTTTAGGCGGGCCACCAACAAATTCCCACTTATAAGCGGAAGCAGAACCGCTGCGATATCTAAACTGCCAATAAAGACCATTAGCAGCATCAACCTGATAGTAAATAATTTGACCATCAATAGGGCTACTAGGTAAACTAGTTACAATACTTTTAGGAGCATAAATACTAGTATAATTATCTAAGCCTTTAAGATGAGCAGTAAGATCTGTAGTCGCGCCTGCTTCAGTAGGGCTAGAGTCTCTAGTATAATAAGTAGGAACAAAATCAATCTGATCTCTATCCGCATCAATAATATCAGACCCGCCGCGAATATGACTAGCAGCATGAGCAACAGTACTAGGCTCAACATCACCACTAAAAATAGCCTTAATATAATACAAAGGAGAACCAGCACCACTACCACTAATATTAGGAACATTAAACGTAGTACCATCACCACTACCATAAGTAGTACCAATACTAGCAAACAAGTCTGCGTAAGTAGTACGACTAAGCGCCTGACCATCAGCACGAACCCAACCAGTAGGCACACTAGTCATAGCAAATAATTGCAAAGAACCAACGGGAACACCTATAAGACTAGATGAAGTAGTTAAAGCCACACTATCATCAGTGACACGAATAATAAAAATACCCGTAGTGCCGCGATAATCAGGAAGTGCAAACGTTGTACCCGGCACACTACCCGGCCCAAACGAGACACCAATAAGCGCAAAAAGAGTAGGATAAGAATTACGAAGCACACTAGCCCCATCAGCCTTAAGCCAACCATTAGGAGGATAAGTACCCGTATAAGAAATAATAGTACCGACTGGAGCGAATGCTGTAGTAGAACCAGTAAGGTTCCACTTAGAACCATCATACGTCCATGTTACTCCACCACTAGCAAAACGTTGTCCAGAGGTAGGACTATTAGGAAAATCAATTGCCATACTACCTCCTTAGGTTTTAATTAAATAATTAACAATAATTGTTGGCGGCATATTTTGTGCTGTACCAGTCCCGTTTGTAACGGCTTCGCCACCAAAACCGCTCCAACTAGTTGAGTTTGGCGTTGTGTTTGTCCAGTTAGTACTAAAATAACTTCCGGGATTTGCTGCTGCTCCACCCGCTGTTGCTTGCGGAAGTGTTATAGAATGCCCATGTCCGTGCATTCTTTGATCTCCTCCTGTTGCGCCAAGAGTTACAGCATTAATTCCACTATTATTAGTTCCCGTATTAGTAATTCTATTTGCAGCAGAGCCGCCCATATTATCCTTACCAGCAAGCATACGACCACGGAGATCAGGCAAACCAAACGTAGTAGCACCATCACCCACACCATACACCGTACCAAGCGCAGTAAACAAACGCGCATAAGTAGCACGACTAAGATTCTGACCATAACAATACAACCAACCACTAGGCTCAACACTACTAGCCGTAGGCATAATCATACCAGCAGGGATAATAGTATCAGCAGTAATATCAACAGCACCAGTATTACCAACCTCAACCCAGAAAGAATCATAATAAATATAAGTCTTACCAGTAGTCGAATCATACCACAAGTTACCAGCAACACCACTAGGAGCCGTATCAGCAACAGTAATACTACCACCGCCACCAACTTTAAGAAACGCAGAACCATTAGAACGATATAAAGCATAAGGCTCGCCCACAGTATTAACTGCGAACAACACACCATCAGGATGCAACGAAGCACTAAACGTCGGGAGCGCGGTACCATACCCGATGATTTTAGAATAGTCTAGTACATCAGCGCCGCCCGGAATATGCGTAGCAGCATGAGTACTTACATCACCAGTATCACCACGCGGAATAGTAAAATCAAAAGTAGCAGCAGCGCTCGAACCACTATTAGTAATAATAGCACTAGTACCAGCAGCACCAGTAGTAACAGTACCAACAGCAATAGTAGCCGCCGCACCAGTATCACCCGTAGCACCAGTCGCCCCAGTAGGACCAGTAGGCCCAGTCGCGCCCGTAGGACCACGTTCACCCGTCTGAATATTAGACACAGGAGTAACACTAACAATAACACTAGGCGACTCGGGACTAGTAGGACTAGTATGAGCAGGATCAAACTGTAAACTAACATTAGTACTAGTGGCCCACCACCACAACTCTACATAATCATTAGGACTAGTAGCAGTACCCACAATACTAATAGTAACCGACTCACTACTAGGCACACCCGCACTCTTACGAGGCTGAATATTAACCTCAGTACTAGAATGCGGATAATCAACGCCATTAAACCGCAACCACAAACTAGCATCCTGAACAGCATTAGAAAGATTACTAAGATGCGCTAAATAATTAAGAGTATAAGTACCGGGATACTCAAACGTAATCTTAGAACCATCAACAATACTAACCCCATTAGAACCCCAAGTATTATTAATCGTAACAACCTGATTAGTATTAGCCGCAACAATACTCTGATCAGTCGTATCATAAAAAGAACCATAATAAGGATTAGCAGAAGCACCAATAACATTCTGCGTAGTCTGACTATAACTAGGAGTATAACTATTAATTTCTTTACGAGTAAGATTAACTACATACTCAATAAATTCTTGTTTGCCCCTATCAGAAAGAAGATCAAAAGTAGGGATACCAAACATTAGTTACGTCCCTTCCTTAGTGGCTTCAAACCAAACACCCAATCATTAACATTAACTACTTCAGGAATATTCTCAGTACTACCATCAGGCTTATAATTACGTAGCGAGTAGAATTTAAAGCCGAGACTATTCTGCCTAAACCCAATCCACCTACTAAACCGAATAAAACTACCACGGAATACTCTATTCCATGTTTGTGTAGTTGTTACTGGATTAGCCCAAACGGTACCATCCCATGTATAGGTATTATTATTGGTAGTAGAATGAAACTTAAGGCCAACCCGTAAGCCGTTAGCACTAGTTAATTCTACCCAACCAGAAGCCTGATAACCAACAAAGACTTTACCCGACGTAGTATTAAGATACGCTTGCGAATTATTAATAATAGGAGGAGTAGTCGTGTATACAGTATCAAACGTAGGCGCAGAAGAGACACGCGGCCCACTCAAATACTGAATATACGGACTAGAACTAATAGTACTAGCCCAATAATTATTCCACGAATACTGATTCTCCTGATACCACTTCCACTTCTGATTCGTAGGAGGAATAAGGAAGAACCCCGACTCGTCCGCATTACAAAACAAATCATCTGTACCCGTAGTAGCAGACACAAGACTATTATTATTAATGTCAACAAACTCAACCATCATATAACCCTTATTAATACTAAGGTTAAACATTAGTTTACGCCACCACTTATTAAGAGTAGACTCACCACAGTTATACTGCTTAGTTTCTAAGAAGAAGTCTGGCCCAGCAAGAGTAGTACCAGCGCTACTAATAACAATATCATTGCTCTTAATAGTATCTGTAACAAAGTCGCCAATGTTCTCTGTAAAAATACTCTTCATATCTAGCAAAGAACCCTTGTTAGTAGTGTCCGTATTCATAACAACAATATCAGTCATGTATCCGCGAGGAGCAAAGTTACTAAGAGTACCAATAGCACCAGTAGGAAGATAAATATTAAAGGTAATTCTATCAGGAGTAACCTCACTATACGCACCAGTGTTAGTAAGTTTAATGATTTCCTCATCACCAAAGTTACCAAGATTAGTCCACCGCGTATTAAGCGCATCATAAATATAAAGTAATTGTTCAGTACTCTGATAGAATAATTGTCTATCAGTAGGAGAAGCGGGGAACGCTGTGCCACTAATACTACTAATCGTAGTGGGTGTGCCCTCTGATTCCCACCGCTTCATAGTATAATTAGAATACCAATTAGTAAAATTAATTACAAGATAATTATTATTGATAAACGCATACACACGATCCTTACCAACATCAAAATTCTTAATACCATCAGTATAATAAATACCTAGTGTCTCATTCGTAAAGTTACGGACAGTAACACCATCATAATAATAGATGCCCTGCTTACCAGCCCAGATAACACCACCACCAACCTGCACAATACTACTAGTAGATAACGTACCATCAGGATACAATTCTTCTAACGAGAAGTTAGAACGATTAGTTCCCTTAATGATATACGTCTTAGACTCTACGAACACTAGCAAGCCAGCGTTAGACCCAGCAATACCACGAATAGGTTCCTTACCGGGAATAACAATACTATCAGAAGCGTCCTGACACAAGTTAATATTCTCAGAATTATCTGTACCACTAAACACGACACGATTAATAAACTTATCATACTGTGTGCTATTAGTATTAAAACTAGCAAACCATTGCCGATTAGCATAGGTAGCGTTGAACAAGCCGGGAGCAGGCGCAGCAACTGTAGACCCACTTAGCGTAGGCGTATTAGGGCGCTGATCTGGCCTCCGATTATTAAGATCCATAGGGAACTTAAAAGAGTCCTGAGCAAGACCACTATTATACATGTTAGTATCATTACGCATAATAAAATAATTCTCGTCTTGCAAACGATTCTTAGCAACACTAGTACCATTACTAATTTCAACCTGCGTATTAGATTGCGTACCATTCCACACAACCTTAGCAACATAAGCATGATCAGACTGCCGATACACAGTAGCCTCATGAGTAGCATCATCCGCATTAACGGTCACGCGAGCAGCACTAAACAAGCCCTCAGAATCAGAACCAAGCCGACCACTAGTAAGAAAATTACCACCATCATTAGTAGCAAGACCACGACCATACTGGTGTACAAAACCTCGAAAACTCATATAACGAATAGTACCAGAGTAAGTCTCGCTCTGACTAAGGCCAAGGATATCCTTCTCAAGCGTAACAGTATTATTAACAGTATCAACACTAGCAACAGTACCAAGATAACGACCACCAGTATTACTAAAAACAAACATACCACTCTCAACAGTACCCGCAGCAATACTATTATGACTAATAAGCGCAGCATTCGTACCTAAATTAAAACTACCACTAGCAATATTAATCGTAGGTAGTCCAGCGCCCCGCCAATACAACAAAGCAGCAACATTATTAGCAAGATCATTATTAGTAACATCATCAAAAACAGTAATCCAAACACCATCATGCAAAGCAGGATTAGCACTAATAATAGTATTATTAATCCAACGCTTATTAGTAGTATCATACTTAGTAATCAACTTAAAGGGAAGCGTAATACCAGTAGCATTAACAGGAGCAATACCACCAACCTTCTTATAAACATAAACCTTAGCATCGCCAGACGGAGCAGCACCATCACTCGTCACGCCCGTAGCGCAGAACACAGCGCCACGCCAATCATTACTCGTAGTATAATGCTCACACGCACCAAGAGCCGACTCGTTATTAGCGATAGCCGCATTAGCCAACCAGTACTTCAAAGGACCACGCATACGAATCTGACCCGGACGATCAACAAGCACATCCTGCATCCACCGACAATAAGCATCATCAATAAACAATGGTGGCCCAGCAAGACTCATACCCCTAGGCACCGGGGGAACAGCCGTAAATTCTAAACTCATAACTACCCCCCTCGTTACTTAGAAAACAAAATCATTATCATCAAGAATAACAACACGATCAGGACGATCATACTGCTTCATCCACAAGTCGCCACGCGCTGTCTGAAGTCTCGCCTCCATGACCTGCTGCATAGCCGCACCCTGCGGATCATCATTAATATAATACGCCTTACTAAGAGCCGCATACAATACGACACTATCGTGACGCGGTGGCCAGAGAATACTCGTATCAGCACTAGTTTCAACAAGCGTCGAAGGATTAGTAAGAAACCTAATACGCAACTGCTTACCAGCATCCGGCGTAGGCCACAAGAATAAATCATCACCAATAAAATAATAATGAGTAGGAGAACCAATCGTATCCAAATCATAAACAAAATCTTTTAACTGAGAATCAGTACGCATAGGCTCTAACACAATATTATCAGTCTTATTAACAAACGCGAGAACCTGACCCAACGGAAGCGTAGTGCTCACACTAGCATCATTAGCGGCCTGAGTAATGGACTCCTGCTTCTCACGAAAAGGCCAAGGCTCACGCAAACACAACTCCTTATGAGCATCATCAAGAAGCCGAGCAAGAGTAGTACGATCAAGATCATCAAAACCATAATCCTCCATAGTATCAACCCAATCAGTCATTACCGTCATCCGTACCCACCACCTTTCTCACACTCTTAATAATAGGACTCTTACCATGCTTACGCATCAAATGCTCCACATGCTCAACGCTCTCACTAGCCGCCTGCTCACTAACATAATCAAGCGCCTTACGCCGCTCCTCATCAGCACGACGAGCCTCCAAAAGAAGACGATCACCATGCTTACGAGTATCACCAGCATTCAACTTAGCAATAGCCTCATGCGGCTCAGGAATAGTATTCTGAAAACCAATAACAGGAAAAGGATCCCTATCACCCGGCATACGAATAAAAATACACCAATCATTAGTATCAGGATTACGAGCAAACATAAGCCGTTCATCATGCTCACGCACAGCACGATCAACCTTATATGCCCGATAATCCTTACCATTAGGCAACCATAAACTCATCAGCAATCCCACGCTCTCAACGACTTATTAATACGACTATTAGGATCATTAGCAGTCTTAGACGAAGTATTCTTCTTCTTCATACCCATCATCCTAGCACAAAAACTCTTACGCCTAGCAGCAGCCTTAGGGCTACGAGAAGCCTCAGACTTCTTCACAGGCGGTTTCAAACCCGGCTTACCCGGATTAGCGCGATTATAAGCAGCCCGACCAGCAGCATTCAAGCCACCCTCAGGATCCTTACCTTCTTTACGAGTCCACGCAGGCGTACTCACAAGCCTCGCCTACGCTTCCAACGAATAATACTATAACGATTATGCGCCGTAGTACTCATAATTACTTCTTACCTTTGCTCTTAGACCGCTTATACGCAGCATTAGCAATAGCATAAACCTTACTAGGAGGCCAAGAAGGATTATCTCGCTTCAAAGCCTTAACAATATCATCCACCTTCTTAGGCATAAACCCTCCTCATAAGAATAGGGCAGGGAGCCGCAGCCCCCTGCCCCATAATTTATAGACTAGAAACCCTGATCGAAGTTACCAGCACCATCAACAGCAATATTGCTGATGACACACTGATTGTTACGACGAGTAGCACCCATGTTCATATAACGAACCATGACAGCCTCGAACGCATCAACATTACCAGCCTGTCGAAGCGTCATACCATCAGCGTCAAGGAAGTGGAAGTCCTGATCCGAGAACACCTTGAGCGAAGACTCGTCAAGGATATACATCGTACCATACGGAGCCTCTAGATCCGAAACAATAGGCAGCCCAGCGTACATCAGAGTACGGAAACCAGCCGAATAATCCGGCGACTGCATGTTCTCCTGATAGATAGCCATCGTCTGAAAGAGATTATAAATCTCACGCTGGACACCCAGCGAAGTGACGATAGCAGTCGGAGTTCCACCAGCATTACGCACCTTGTTAATAGCCTTCTGAATATCATCAAAAGCAATGACGCGAACACCATTAGTAGCCGTAGCATTCTCAGGCGTAACCGTCTGAGCAGCCCACCACGAGTTACTACCCGTAGCAGTAAGTCCACCAAACGACTCAGCAGAAACGATACGCTTCAACCCATCAACCTCATCCGACAACGAGTACGTTCCCGGATTAGAAGCACTCGGTGCTTCAGTCGAAGAGTACTGTGCAACACCAGCACGAACAATGACCTGACCCGACGCGAACGTCGGAGCCGTAGCCGTCGTGACCGTAATAAGATGCACACCAGAAGCCGCATTCGGGAACACACCCGTAATCGGAATGGCGATACCATTTGCAACGTCAACACCAGCACTCGTCTTAAGAGTGATGTTCATGCCAACATACAACTGGCCCTTATTAATAGCCTCATAACCTTCGCCAACCTCATAACCAGACGAAGAGTTAGCCTTCAACGTAATGATACAATCACCAGCAGCAGCCGTGACACCACTAACCGTGGCAGCCTTAGCCGAGATAGCCGTAATAACAGCAATCGTACCCGTACCAGCACCATACACCTGACGCGCAAGATCCTTACGAAGATCAACACGAAGACCATCCAACTCGGACTTAAGAGCCTGCAGGAACGCGCCAGCCTCACTCTTCGTCTTAGCCATCGACGGACCCGTAACATTAACCTTACCATACAGGTACTTCAGATCGTACACAGCCTTCTCATACGACAAGTTACCAGCAGTCGGCAGCGCAGCGTTCTCAGAACGAGCACCAATACCACTAGTACGAGTAGCAGAAAGCGGCACATACGCACGCTTACCAACCAGATCCTCCGACCGCGACTCAAGACGCGACAAGAGAAGAACTTCCTTATTCAACTGCTCAACAACCGGCCCCATGTAATACTCTTTGAGAATGTTGCTAAGCGTAACGAGGGTAGCACCCATGTTAAACCTCCAATAATATTTTAGTTATTGAGGTTACGAACCAACTCCATAGCCGCCTTATGCGCGTCATCAATACTAGCATGACTACCAGTAACCGAAGTAGCCGCAAGGCCACCCGGACTAGTAGCACCCATAGGTACCTGCTTAGACTGAAGATACTTATTAAGCACTCCCTGCTCCACCTGAGTATACATCTGCTGTGCAGCAAACAAATCCCCATCAGTAGCATACGCAAGACTATAAATATGCTCAATGTCCGAATCATTATAATGCGGATACTGGGCACGAATCTGAGTCTCCTCAGACTCTAACTCGGACAGCATCTCCTGATGCTGCTGAGCCTCTACAATCTCAGACCTGAACTGGCGCATCTGCTCCAACTCGGCCTGTAACGCTGGCGGAAGAGAATCGTAACCCTCTCCATTATTAGGAACAACGTCTTCACTAGGCTGCTGTGCTGTCACTGGGGATTCCTGCTGCGATGATAAGTGACGAACTACATCCCGAGCAAACTCAGGATCAGTGTCCAATCGCTGCAAGAAGCCAACCGCTTCCAACGCATAATTAGGATCAATTCCGTACTCAGTTAACTGCTCGTACTGCTTACGCTGTTCGGCAATCTCCTGAGTCTTCCTAGTATAATCAGCCTGCATGTTCTTATAGAACGGCTGAAGATCCTCAGGAAGGTTTGTCGGATCAAGACCACTAAAGGATTCCTCAACGATCTGCTCCTCAACGGGAGTTTCGCTAACAGGCGTGTCCTCAATAACCTCATCCGGCACAAGCGCATCCATCGCGCCTTCAATATCAATCTCCACTATCTACTCCTTATTCGCTAAGAGTCCCGCGTATTCGGGTTGCTCCTCTACTTCTACATCAATAATCTCATCAGCACGATCAATCGCCGTACTAACAAGACCATCAACAAATGCGCCCATAAGTTCCTTAACATCACTCTTACTAGGAAGCACATAAGTATTCTCAGTGCGCTTCGTAGCAAGCCCGGACGCAAGACGAATCTTATCATCCATGATACCAACCACAGTAGCGATGGCAGACAACTGCTTCGATTCGGCTTGAGGAATAAGTTCCTCCAACTTAAGCATAGCCTGTTCGCGTACCCGATTAGCGTGATGCACAAACTCGTAAGCATCATTTGCAATAATATCACTCAACTCTTCAGGAGGACCATTAGCCTCCCACTCCTTCGTCCAATAACGCAACGTCCCATGAGGAATGCCAAACTCTCTACTAGTCTTACGAACATTCTTATCATTAGCAATCCACTGAACATAAATCTGCGCCTTAGCCTCATCCGTCCACTCAGTCCTAGAAGCCAACCTTACGCGCCTCCTCTAACATAGCAGTACGCTGCTGCTGAGAATTCTGCATATCCTGCTCCATAATCTTATTAAGAAGATCCTGTTGAATCTTAGACTGATCACCCGGAAGCCCCTCACCAACATTAGGCTTATCCTTATTATCAATAACCACCGTATCAAGCGGCGGCTCCAACAACTCTTCAGGAGTAACATTCTCAACACCAGCCTGATTAAGCATCTTAGAACCAACAGTCGGACCAACAGCGCCACGCAACTGCAGCGACACACGAGGCGGCTCAACCGGAGGATTAGACTCAGCAGTCATAGCCTGCATCGTCAACTCGTAATGCTTATAGAAACGGCCCTGAACATCAGGAGGTAACAACTCGAACTCTGCACTCTTCATAAACCCACCATGAGTATCAAGATGCGCCTGCTTATTCTCAAACGTCAACGGCTGCAACCCAGCATCCATACTCTGCTGCAACACAGCAGGATCCATCTGCATAGGCTCACCAGTCTCAGGATCAAACTCGGGATTCTGCATCTGACTCATCATCTGAGCCTGAGCATCCCCAGCAGCCGCAACATTAATAACCATACCATCAATCAACTTATCATGCTCACGCATAGCCTGATCCTCATCCGCCTGAAACTGTGCCTGAAGCGTCTTAAAATCAGCCATATCCATATACTTATACGCCTTACTCGGAGTAATCATACCCATATTAAGCATCTGCATAACACGAGCCTGCTTACCAGCACGAGTACGCGGCAACCCAGAACCAGCCTCAACCTTCATCTGAACACCAGACAAAACATCCGCATGCTCAAACTGTTCAACACGAGGCTTAGAACCAGCACCACCACTAAGCATCATAAGACGAGGCTCAGTATAATACGTCTGCGCCAACGCGAGCATAAGGTTACCCGAACGCTCCAACGCCTTCTCCATCATAAGAACCTGAGGAGCAAGACGATCAGTAGCCGCCTCCTGAAGAAGATCAATAGCAACACCAGCCTCAACATTCGGAGGCACAGTACCCTGCATAATCTCCGACAAACCAAAGACATCCTTCAAACGCTGACCCATATCCTGCAAGTGCTGCACCACATAACCCGGCAAGCCCGGAATAGGCATAGCCTCAGGAACCTTACCAGCAACCGGATTATACTCAAAAATAGCACCCGGCTCATCAGTCATACGCTGACGAAGAGAACCAACCGGAGCCAACATCTGCGGCTTCAACGTAAGATTCTTATACTCAATCAACTGAGACAACGTACGATTCAATTCCTTCTGCAACGGCACAGCCTGCTCAACAACACTAGAATCCCACAACTGACCCGGTACACGCATACCCGGAAACTTCACCAGCGGCAACTCCTTAAACGGATACGGCCACGGAGCATCATAAAGAATAATACTAGGATCCTTAGTAAACATAACCACACGACCCTCAGGACGCTCAGGCGTAGGCAAGAAGTAACCATAAAACACCTGACGAACATTCTCCTTAGTCTGATTACTATTACTAGTAAACAACCCCGGCAACGCCTCATCAGGATAAGTATTAACAGCATTCGGCTTCAACTTAACACCAAACCGCTTCTCAACCTCATCAACACTCATAGCATGAGAACAAATAGCAAACTTACAATCCTCAAACACCTTAGCCGTATCATCCAAATACACATCAAAAGGACTCATCACATCAATACGAACATCACCCTCAAACACCTCACGCTCAAACTGGTCAGCCTCAACACCCA